CAATAGCCCTATCCACATACACATTCTCCGAAGGCACATAGATGTTGTATGTGTGCTGAGTCTGCGTTGCCGAAATGGCGTTGAAGGGGGCGTTCGTGAGTGACAGAGCACCCTTCTCCACCGCATACTTCGGGCGGGACTGGACGATACGAGAGTCAAAGACGGCGAGCTTCTCAATGTCGGCACTCATCTGGTATTATACCTATTACCAAGATTATTTTGGCGGGCAATGTTGTTTCTCAAACTTGCCGTCGGAAACAGAAAGGTTGGGAAGGTGGCCGGGGTTCTCAAATCGGGGCAATGCCGGCGTTCTTGTGTTTAAACATAATCTTGATGCTGACACTGGAAAGGTTAAACATGTTGATGGGGTAGAGCTGGTTATCCAGTCGGTTCTTCCAAAAGACTTGGATGTCAATGTTCCGGATGTCTTGCTTGGAGGCCGAGAAGTCAGAGAGACGATACTCGGCGGCTGGAGCGTAGTAGATGAATCGGCGGTAAGCGTCTGCGTTGCCGACTGAAGTATCCAGTGCGATATCCGTGATGATAGGCTGGAAAGCAGACTGAACGGTTGCTTGGCTGAATCCCAAGTTCCCGACACCAAGAACCACGGGAGCACCCGTAGCCTCTGCCTTGATGGGAAGGAGAGTAGAGGTGAAGACGATGGATGAGACGGGCGACCATAGAGAGTCCGTAGATGAATAGTCTTGCTGGGCGATGTAATAGACCCGGTTAATCATGTTCGGGGTGATGGCGGCTCCGGTCGCAGATGTGGGGACATACCCCAGAGGGCCGAGTCCCGTGTAAGGGGAAAGCCGGAAGTCCGCAATGTTCTGGAACGCCTTGTTCGTCGCCAAGATTTCATTCACATAGCCGTCGGGGCTCAAGGTTCCAAGCGTGACAAGATTGGCTCCCGGGTCATTGTAATAGGTGTTGTCGTAGTTCGCAAAGAGACCAAACATATTGGCGTTGAAGAAGAGACGACAGATAGGCTTTGTCGCAATCCCAACAACGACGGGTGGGCCGGCAGCATACGGGGTGGGGACAAACGCCGTAAGACGGTCGCCGAAACCAGCATTATCCATGTAGATGTCAAACTTGCTCTCGGTTGCTACGAACTTCATTACGGGAGGGTAGCACGCATTACAGAAGTCACCGAATGTCGGGTAAGGGAAAGACCCCGCCACTCCGCCCGCTAAAATGTAAGCGGCGTAGAAGGCATTGTAGGTGTCTTGGTAGGCACACGAAGAAAGCACCGCCGGAGGGTCTCCGAACGATGCTTCATCTACCATTGTCCGATTCCAGAGATTGACAAAGTGCTGGTAGGTATAGACCCAGTAATACCGACTGGTTAGGTCTTGCGACTGCCCCAAGGCATTACCGGCGAGAGCCCAGAGATTGGAGCCGACGGGATTCGTGCCGACTGGTGGAGCGAGAATCCAATTCGGGCCAACAGTCGGAGTCTGTCCTTGTGAAGTGGCGATGGCTTGGAAGAGAACATTATTGAACTGGACGACTGCTCCGGGTGGATAGGTCTGACTGACTACCCACGGCTGCTGGGGGATAACTCGGTAGAAGGGGCCGTCATACGACCCATACTGATTGATTGCCGTCGTAGAAACGATATCACCGAGGAGATACTGGACGGCACCGCTCCACTGACCTTTGAACCCATTTGCCGCCATACTGCGAGGAATCGGAGCGGCTGCCGGATTCTGCGTTTCGGGTTCATACTCAATGAAGCGTTGCTGGGGAATACCCGACACCAACTGGGCTCCAGCACCATTCACATTGAGACTCTGCTGGAAAGTCACCGCCATGGAATAGCTCGTAAGATTCACATTTGTCTGCCCCGTCCCCTCTTGGATGTTCGGAATGAAGAGCGGCAAGTCTCGGTTTGCTCCGTCCATCGTGAAGCGGATGATGGAAAAGTAATAGTCGGCCGCATTCCGAATAATGGCCGTATCACGGGTTTCGTTGAACCGAATCTGCGGGTCTCTCACTGCTATTCCCCCTACCGTATTCTGCGTAGTGTTGTTTATGATGTCCGCATTGTAATAGACATAATCGGGAGCATCTTGGTTGTCTCCGTGTGTCTGAATGCTGGACGAGAACATCGCTTACTATATCTTCTACACATATTATTTACTTCCGGAGTTTATCGTAGGTTAAACCCGAGACGAAATCGTCGGGAGACAAACCGCTACTATCTATGATTTTTTTGTATTTCTCCAGTGAGTAGGGAGCGTATAGTAGCCGCACCACACAATGACGACCACATGTATTAATGTTGCCACTATCTTTTTGGAAAGCGTGTGTGTTGTAAAAGACGGGCTTACCGCTCTTCTTTAGCAGTTCCACCAAGCGGGGTTGCCGTTGTCCCAGCTGGTCTAATAGGGCGGGGTCGGCTCCCTCCTTCTGCTCCTCTGGTGCTTCGCCGTAAGGGTCAAAAAACTCAATGCCCTTCTTCTTGTTGAGGAGGCAACACCAGTGACCCGCCGTCGGGCTTGATGTTAGGAAGAGCAATATACATCTGCCCTTCTTATCAAATATCTGGTTAATGTCGTTGATTTTGTTGAGGTCTGGGTAGGTGATGATACTGATATCGTCGCCCAAAATCTTCCGTATATCATCGTCGGAAAGTGGATAGTCTTTTACCTCACCCAAACCTACGGGCATAATATCTATACTATAGACAGATAAAGTATGTATGGCTCACCGTTAGGCAAAGACTGGAAGGTAAAAAAAGACAAGGCTCCGGAACCATTGGAAAAGTTCAAGAAGCAGAAACCGACGCTTTCTACCAAGACGGGTAAAGAACTCGTGGAGAAGTCATGTAGTCCCCAAGAGTTGTTATGGCTGGATGCGTGGCTGGATAATCTGGTGCGGTCTCGGTCATTGCCTCCGCAGTGTAAGGGTAAGGATGCTTTTAACGCACTGACTCAGTATCTTTCTCCGTCGGATGTTCTGGAGGTTCTGGAATCACTACGGAAAGACTTTTTGGCTTGCCACCCGCACTTGACGGAGTTGGATGACTTTGGGTTTCTTCTGGCGGAGTTGGCGGCATATCCCGCACATCAAAACCCACCTCCCCCTTGCGACCGCAACAATTTGAAATCAGCCGGTGACCCTTGATAGCCATGAAGATTTTATACGCAGCAAACAACGCCACCATCGTGGTCGTGCTTATTCCGGCAGAAGCCAACATTCCAGCGTCCATTCTTACCTTTGGGGAGATTTTTTGCGGGGCGTATAATGGGGGTAATAAGATAGGTTCATCCGGAATAAGATACCTAAGATAGCGAAATCGTAAAGTCCTCCTAAGAGACCCCCCCCCTCCCCTACCCCCAGACACTTTACGATTTGCCTATCTTGCCTATCTTACACATTAGACTATTCT